CATCTTGTCTAACTGTCTGCTTATATCTACTAGTTTATCAAATGGTGACATTATACCACTTAATAGATTGTTTATCTGTTTCGCGTGAGAATCTATATCAGTTATCATACTATTCAGATTAGCGTTAGCTTCACGAATATTAGATAAAACCGATTCGGCCTCTTTAAGCAATTGTTTTCTTGATGATAATTTCATATTCTATTTCCTTTTATAAAATTTGGGGGAGTGTATTTCAACTCCCCCCGTTTATTTCATTAGGCACCTGGGAATGCTGCACCTGTTGATTGAATGTTGAAGTCAAGAATAATGAATTCAGCAGTTCTAGCAGGTTGTAGGTATAATTGACCATAAAGAATGTTACGGTCGATGATGTCAGGTGTGTTGTTCGACTCATCCATGATAACGCGGAAGGCATAAAGACCTTGACGTTGTTGGATTGACTCAAGATATGGAGTAACAATGTTCAGGAATCGTGTACGTGTTTGTGTTGTGTTTTGTTCGAACACAAGGTAACGTGTAGCAGATGCGATGAACTTCTTAGCTGCAATCAAGAGACGACGAACGTTGATACGGTCAAGAGCAGATGGACGACCTTGAAGTGTCTTCTGACCCCATACACATACTCCTGTTGATGGGAATACTGCGATTGGGTTGATACGTGCTTCATAAAGGGTATCACGCTCAGCGTGTGTAAGACGTGTCTTCACTTCGATAACTTCTGTGAGACCACCACGATTCAGACCAGCTGGTGCGAACCATTCAGCAGCAACACGGTCGTTGAATGCAATAACACCAGGAAGAACAACTGAAGGTGGAACCCAAATTGGCTTGTTTCTATCGAAGTCAAGAATCTTAACCCACGGATAGTATGTTCCAACATAGTTAGAATCAAATCCTTCTGTTGTTGAAACAGCAGTATTGATGTTATCGTTGTAGCCAATCAAGTCCATCACATAGAAAGCATCACCACGGTCTTCACAAACATCCTTAGCGTATGTTGTGATTGGTGAGTGCAACGAGTGAACAACACCTGGTGTTACAATCATGTTGATGTCAAATTCATCAGGGTTAGATACCGCATCAATTGCCTTCTTATATGAAACATATCCATCAGCAGAAGTTGTTGATATATCGAATCCCTGTGTATTTGTGTTTAGAATGTATGTTCCGGTCTTCTTTTGGAGGTGTGGCTTGTGACCATCAAATCCGCCTTGGAATGGAATCATGAACTTACGTGTATCAAGAGCAGTGTTTACAGTAAGGTCGATTGACGAACTATATCCAGTTGCAGATGATGGGAAGTTTGCCCCAGCAGCTTGATTATAATCACCAAGATAGAAGTCTGCATTTGAACCAGTTGTCAAATATGAAGCAACAGGCAACGGACGTAAGAAGTTGAAGTTGTCTGTTGTATCGAAATCGTAGCTAAATCCAAAATATACTCTACGGTTATATGAACCACCTACTGTTTGGGCCGATACATATGTTGCTGCACTTGGTTGTGAGAATCCAACACTACCATCCGAACTAAGTGGGATTGGTGAGTAAGGTGCACGGAATCCAAAAGGAACAAGTGACGGAGAAATAGCAACGTTAGAAACAGCTTCAGTTGCCTCTACACGGATATACTTTGACTTGTTAGAATAATCACCATTTACAACAACCTTTCCTTCATCTGTAATTGTGATGTATCTATCACCAATTACTCTAGCGATATAACGTGGTGAATTAGGGTCAAGGTTACACTTGAATTGTTCTACCACATTTGGACGGAGATCATCATCTTCTGATGTAAATGGAGTTTGTGGGAGCTTTGATTGATCCACAAAACGAACTACAACATCAAAGTCACCATATTCAGAACCAGCGATTGTACCAGCTGGACGAACATTTGCAATACCAACCTTCACTTCATAATTAGAATGAATACCGTGTGAAAGTGTATGGAACTTGAAGAGGTCCGTTACAGCACCACCAATTTTTTGAGAAGTTATCCACGGAGTAGAAGCTTCGAGGTAATCATTAGTGAATTGCCATGGTGAAGCAGCAGAACCACTTTCCAATATAATTCTTGTAGTTGGGTCCGCGGCCAATGATGCTGAAGCAGCCCATTTGAAATTCACATAGTTATAAACTGCGTGTGTTCCATATGGATTGTATCCGTAAAGGTTTCCAATAAATGCAGTTGATTCAGGGTCAATTGATGAACTAAACGGTGTTCCGTTTTCACTAACAGCATTTCCTGTAAAAGCCGAGTTATCTGTTCCAAATGAACCAGAAACTCTAATGACAAATGAACCACTTGCATTTGAAGCAAGAGTAGATTTCTCAAACAATGCTGTAGCTTCAGTCGTTACAACAAAAGTAGGGTGTAGAAGAGAAATCAATCTCTTTCCATACGAACCAGTTGCAACCACGGCAAGTGGGTACAACAAGGAATAACCACCTGAACCGAGTACACGAACTATCGTTGCACTACCAGCATTATTCAGATAGCTTTTAGCAGTATATGGAAGATACGATTGCTCATATGTTCCACCAAAATGTGTTACGAAGTCATTATATCCTTGAACTACCGTAGGAACAAATGCCGGACCTTTCATTGTTGGTCCGATAAGTGCTGCACCAATCTGTGCAATTCCCTGTGGTAAGAACGAAAGATCCTTTTCTACCGTAAACACGCCAGGACTTACAATTCTTTCATTAGCCACTATTTATCTCCAAAAAATTGTGTAATTATCTCTACTATAAATATGAGTAAAAAAACTCAAACTTATTGAGCAGATGGTATAAATTTACCAGAATCTAAGTCAAGAACACCGTCACCGTACTTTTCATTCAAGGAAGCAACCAACTCTTTTTCTTGTTTTTGAAGTTCATCATAGGTTGAAAAAAGGTTTACTCGCATTTCTTCAATTTGAGATAATCTTCTTTTCAATAAGTGTAGTTCCACTTCTACTTGACCAATCTGTGCCGTGTTAGTTGCGTATCTTGATTGTAAATCTTTCACAGCTTGAATATCTTCGGCTTGAAATTCTTTTGATATATTGTCTGACATAAAAACCTCTTCTATTATTGTAAAACGTAACTATAGTAATAAATATCAATCATTTTCCGTAGGATACACATCTGGACTATTTCTCAATGATATTTCTGTGAGATCATTTAGCCTTCGTTGTAAGTCCAAGTATTTCTCGTATTCATCCGAGTTCATTCCACTATCAAATCTTGAATCATTTTGTCTTATTGCGGTTGATAAATTAGGATAAGATTCGGTACCGAATGTAACTCTATTTGGTCCAATAAATCTTTTTGTTGTAATATCAGTTCCGGCATTTTTTGGAAGTAAATAACCATGAACAGTTATTTGGAATGAACATCTCACCACCCTGTCTTGACCAGTTGTATTATTGTCCTCCATCGTGAAAGAGTCCACATTTGTAGAAAACTTCAGAGAATTTCTTTCACCAAAAGATTGACCAGTGAAATATACAAATTGTTCTACAATATAATTCAATTGATTTTGGTATTCACACCAAGCAATAAAATCATACGAAACATCGACGTAATCGGGTATTGGTGTTATAATATATTCCTGAACACTTCTATCGTTTACACCATATAGTGTAGAAAATTTGTCATATGGTGAGTTCTTATTATATTTTTGTTTTAGAACGTAACCAAGTTGATTTGTTGTAGCAACTTTATTCCGTCTCAACTCACTTTTCATATTCACACTTGAACGTCTAAATGTGATGAGTGGAACCAATGTTTTTCCTTTTTTATCTTTTAGATAACCGTTTCTTTGTATTGATGCCCATTTTTCAGAATTTGCATAAAGGGTTGGAACTACAATTGATTCACCGTTATCATCCACTCTGAGTAGCATTGAATTATCTATAAACGATTTTACTGCAAAATCTATATCATATAGAGTAATCCCTATTGATTTCGTTCTATCCTTGTCTCTACGAGTTTGAGTATGTCTTGATTTACCCAAATCAATCCGTGGACGTTCTTCAATATTTTTGTCATCTATAAAAGAATCTATGGTTCTTCGTACAGGTGGTTTACGATATGGCGATGAATTTTTTGGCATTATATGTTATCCGGTAAATTATTGTTTTCAGAAACTCTTGGAGCGGAACGAACTTCTTCAATATTGATACGAGAACGTCTTGTCAAGTGTGTATTGGCTATGATAGAAACATTGTGACCCCATCTTTCCGTTGCAAAAGAATAATCAGGATTCTTACCACCGAAGTATTGATTTTCTTGAATGGCATCTATTTCCCAGTATTCCCCATTATATTCTATTACGTCACCGACTTCAATATACGTTTCAACGTCTTTTAGAATTTCTCGAATAAATCCAAAATCACAAACCTGAGTATAGTCTTGTCCAAACTCTGTGCCTTCGAATGTCTGTGGTTGACGATTGATAAGCGACGGTATCTTTATTGGCTGATGATACACTTTTTTATCAGATTCATCATAGATATTTGTTTTTGTATTTTCTAATGAAAGTTTGTACAAAGCAACTTCGGTATCTATAATATCCACAATCAATTCGGTATTGAACTTGTGAACTAAAGAAGCATCTCGTTGTCCATGAAATAGTGGCATGGATTTATCCTATGTAAATTTTCAAAGGAGTTGCATTTAGTGAAACACCAAGTGCCTCTACCTCAAGTCGTTTTGCTTCAAGTAACTTGGAACGGGTCATCGTGTCCAACATTGTTCTAAGTTGTTCAACTAAAGCTTGTTTTTCCGTTGAAGCGGCACTTAGTAAGTCCGATGCATTTAGTGTTGTTTCACCGTTTGGAATTGGAATACTTCCATACTTACCACGAACATAACCCAACATTTCTTTTGCCAATGCAAGTCCGTAATTATAGATCCAACTGTGTCCAACCGAATTTATGTTTGAATATACCATGTAATCATATGGAGCATTAGACATATCGGAAACGAGCCCTGTTACACCAGAACCAGATATTGGTTGATATTTCAATGGGTTAGAACGTTCTTCTTTTACAATATACTCAATCCACAATTTGAAATCTCTGACAGGTCGTGGGAATATTCTAAGTTGATTGTTTATTAACTCAAAAGAATATGACGACTTTCTCATCAAATCATTGAACTCAATTGCCTGAATGCGAAGTAAGTCAGCATACATAGGCATCAACATAAAGGAAACACCTGTTGAATATGCACCGAAGCCGAACGTATCTAACATCGCCTGATTACCCAAGTATGGGTCATAGAAACGAATAGATGCTGGTGGAGCATAATGGTGAACTTTCTTTATCTCAATAGAACCTGTTGGTTTGTATACATCTCGTATTAGTGCATTTAGATCATAATTTTGACGATCATACTGTACATCAATAGAAGCCGAATAAAAATTCACATTACCGTTTGTAAACGTTTCAGAACCATATTCAGTTGCAAGTTGAATCAAACCACCCATGTTCGTAGATATATGTTCATGGGTCAAGTTGTTATTTGTGGGAGTACCCATTATACTCAATAGATTCTGTTGAATATTGAATTGATTCACATTGTAAGAATACTCATAAACTGCTTCTTCAAAACAAGCGTAAAAGTTTACGTCTTGTAATTCAATATCCACTATCGGATAACCCATTCTCTTAGCACACCAATCTGCAAATGCATCAATATCTGATCGAAATCTTGCATCAGAATCGAATGTTCCGAATGGTGTACTACCGGTTGTAAAACTTGAACTGCCAGGCCAGATAGGAATTTCTATCATTTATTTCTCTTATTTCTGTTCTTCAAAATAGTTCAATATATTGTCAACTATTGGATGGCGATGATTTGTTTTTAGTTCATACACACCAAGACCAGGAACAGAGTTGACCATATTAAATAAATATGGGAAACCAGAGTCTTTCTTGTTCTTTAGGTCTGTTTGTGTTACGTCACCACAGATTAACATCTTGGAATTTGTACCGAGACGGGAAAGAATCATCTCCATCTGTGACTTTGTTACGTTTTGGGCTTCATCAACAATAACACAAGCATTTACGAATGTTCTACCACGAAGGAATGAAATCGGTGCAATTTCAATTATGTTTTCGTTTATGAGTTTCTCAATCTTTGGTTTACCGTATAACATATACATATTTGCATGAATTGGAGCAACCCACGGATTCATCTTTTCTTTTATGTCACCGGGTAAGAATCCAATATCTTCATTGGAAACCGTCGGTCTTGTAATGATGATTCTTTCAACTTCACGATAGAAAAGATATTCAAGAGCAATTTGTGTTGCAAGAAGTGTTTTACCAGAACCAGCTTTACCCGTTAGAACAGAGATGGTATCTCTCAATATACTAGCTTTTACTTCTTTTTGTTCTACATTCAACGATAAGTTGAAATGTATCTTGTTTTTTATTTGTTTCCTCCCTTTCTTTATACCTGAAACTTCAATACCAGCAACTTCTTCTTCTATAATGTATTCTTCTGCATTTTCATTTATCATAAAAACTCCTACAATAATTTAGAAAGGGTTTCTCCTATAACTTTACCGTCTTGTTTCAGTTCCACAAAGGAACTTTCCATATTCTTAGCCTTATGTGTCCACTCAAATCCAACCATACCCATCAGTTCCATACCACGTACAATTGGATATACAACAGCAGACTTCGTTCCACGTTGCGTGAAGAAGGCTCTTGTTAGTATATCATCTATGTCTTCTATTGATGGAAATATACCACGTTCAGTTTGGACTGAATCAACTAAACTGGAATAGAGTGTTATTGGTAGATTTTGATATTCCTTGAACTCTGTACTCACACCCTCTTCAAGTGCTTCAAAGGTTGTTGAAAGTTTATTCATAGAACGTCCTGTTTTGAACTTACCACCGTTATGACGTTGAAGAATAAATGCACGTTGACATCCATACTCGTGTAGTTGTTGTTCAAGGATTGTTTGGACTAATTTTGATTGAGAAATTTCACGGGTAACTTTCTTGTGTTTATATTCACCGTACTTGTACTTGAGGAACCAAGACAAAAACACACCCAAGAGTGTGACAAGACTCGATATTCCGAGTTTTACAAGGTCTATGTAATCTGTGAATATGTCCATATGTTATAAATAGTCTTTCAAAACTAAAAAGGGTGAACGAATGTCCACCCTTTTCAGAATTATATTTTTTTTATATCACTGGATGAATACCAGTTTGCCTTCTTTCAATTTGAATGAACCTTTAGGTTTGTAACCAGCGGTTTGAACTTCTGGTTCTTCACCACCACCTCCACCTTGACCAGCTTTTTCGATTTTCCAATCCGTGTATGCTTTTCTGATAGAGACAATCAGATTGAACAATATAGTTCCAACTGTATAGACCAACAGAATCGTCTTTATGATTTTTATCACAGTGTCTGCTGTTGCTAGTATTGGTACGAGTGGTGGATAAAAAATCCCAGCTACCCATTTTGCCGCATCTGCAGTTCCGGGTGTAAATGTTTTGATGACTATTTCTAAAAGTTCAGCAACAATAAGTCCAAGCATAGGGAACTTATAAACACCCGGACCTCCTAAGAAATTAATACTTTTTGAAGCTGTCTCTAATAGTTCCGGACCTTTCTTTTGGGCGTATTCCTGTGCCGCTTTTGCTAATGGAATCAAGGCCCATTGAAACACCTGTACACACCAATGGACTGCCTTTTTTAACCACGAATTTCCTAAAGCATCTTCAAGGTGAGCTGCACCCGAACCACCTTCATTTAGTCTTTTCTGAGAAGAAATATACAATTCACGTAAAAAGTTTGGATTGCTGAACAGACGTGTTTTTGATTCTATAAGTTTTTTACGGGTCTGAATGCCCTCTTCTTGTTTTAGTTCTTCAAATCCTTTTTCCATTGCCTTTGGATCTACTGCTGGTGGCTCTTCTGGTTGTCCATTGCCCTTTACAACATCAGTTGCCCACTGGCCTTTTTCAACAACCTGTCCTCTCATTTGAGTTGCAACCCACTGGCCAGTTTCATAAGCATTAACAACTTCATTCGCAAATTTCTTTTCCTCTCCAATGTTGTCTAATTTATCAAGTACGGGAGCTGCTAGAGTCATTACTTCATCTTTTACAGAATTAACTTGATCCATAGCAAATTTCTTAGCTGAATCCAATCCTTTACGGAATCCGTCTTTCATTACTTCTACAAATGCCTCGGTCAATTCTTTGAATTCGCCCCAAATTGCCTTTACTTTATTCCAACCACCTGATAATGCTTCCTTTGCTTTGTTTCCTAATTTTTTCAAACCATCCCATATATCACCTAAAAATCCTTCGGAAAGAACCCGATTTGAATCAATGGATTCTACTACTTTATTTACAATCCCGTCGATGGTACTTATAGTCGATTCATTCAGCGATTTTGTATTTGATGCACCAAATAATACGTTTAGTGCGGTAGATTCGTTCACCGTAAAAAATCCAGATTTTAGCATGGCATTCATCGTAATCTCATCAACATTTGATTGAATTGATAATTGCCTACCAACTCGACCGCTGATTTTCTTTTCACTCATTACTTCGTTTAGCAAATACTTGAGTGATGTCATTTTTTGCCTGTCATTCATTGAAATATCTCCTTACAGTATACTAAGTTTTGTATACACATAAATATATCCTAATAAAAGAAAAAGGGAGTGATTTCTCACTCCCTTCTTCAATTTACTTCTATCTCAAAGATAGATTAGATGTCACCGAGGTCAGAAACTTGGATGAGACCATAGAATTCTGGACGGACAATCTTCTTAGCGTAGCGAGTCATTACACCCTTACGTGGTGTGAAGTTCGCTGGGTCATATACCAACGGTGTCATCACGAGTGGGATATAAGGAGCATACACTGCACCTGTTTCGAGGAATTGTGTTCCACGGAAACCGACGAGAATTTGATTCTCAAGCATATATGGGTTCTTATAAACTGTGATACGACCATTGAGTGAACCAACCTTCTGAACACCCATCGCAAACTTCATACCTTCACCGTCTACAGCATATCCAGGGATTGACTCAAGGATTGTTGCGACTTGTGGTGAACATACGAGGAAGTTAGCACCACCGCGGAGTGTCTTCTGGTGGATAACGTTTGATACCTTTTGGATCTTGGTACCAAGTGTTTGGAACCATGTCTGTTGGTTGAAAGCAGCTGCAGCAGCTTGGTTTGTTGCGTAGTCAGAGAAACCACTTGAAGCGGCATCATAAGCACGACCGATACGAGCTGACCATCTTTCTGTTGTCTGAGCGTTCTTGATAAGCATATCAAGGATTTCGAGATCAATTTCTTGTGAGATGTACTCAGAAAGCATTGATGTCAATTCTGCTTCAGCGTCGATTGAGTGGTAAGCGTTCAAGTCTTGAGCATATTCTGGTGTCCAGACTGCCTTCAACTTACGTGTCTTAGCCACGATTGACTCAGAACGAAGTTCAAGGTTGATTTCTGGGATACCAATGTCTGCACCTGATGATTGTTCTTCAAAGTCACCACGAGTTGTTGATGTTGGTTGCTTCTGATATGTCACGAATACGTTGCCTGTTGGAGCAGCAGCACCTGAAACAACAAATGTTACTTGTGTGTTTGCTGCGTTTGTAAATGTGAATTGTGGGAAGTAACCTGCAACATTTGAACCACTGATTCTGTAAGCACGAACTCCTTCGAAGTCAGGTGTTGAAAGTGATGCTGTTGAGAATGTTACTGTGAAGATATTGCCAGCGTTGAGAGCTGTAAGATATGCAGCTTCGAATTCTGTATCAAATTGATAAACAGACTTTGAAGATGTTGAAACTGAACCTGTTGTGAAAGCATCAGCTGCAAGTGATGTTGACTTTGTGATTGCTGTTGTTGTTGTATCGTTGACTGAATAGCCGAAACGTCCAGCACCGTAAAGACCGCCTGACGGGTCAGCATCCTTAGCACCGGTACCAGTTACACCGAATACAGAGTCAGCTTGTGAATCCTTACCAGCACCTGTTGTGAATCCAGGTTGTGCTGTTCCGTACTTAAAGTCAAGGAAGAACACGAGACCTGAAGGAAGGTTCATCGGTTGAACTGAAACGAAATCCTTTGCTGCGATTTCAGAGAAGATACGACGAACAAGTGGGAGAGCAACGCCAGCCCATTCTTCTGAACCAGCTGCTGTACCTGTACGTGATGATTCGTCGATAAGTTGCTTTGCTTGGTTCTCAAGAAGAACCGCGATTGAGTTCTTTTCGAACTCTGTCTTGATACCATCAAGAAGTCCTGTCTTTTCCCACTTCTTGATAGCGCCCTTGTTCTCATTCATAAGATTCTTATGAGCTGAGTTTGTAGAGCCTAAAATTGATTGAATACTCATTTATGTGTCTCCAATTTAAAAAGTTATAATAAACCTGCTAATTTCTTAAATCTATCTGCCACCTGATTTGATTCTGTGAGAATCTTCTTAGATGGACGTGTGCTTGCTTGTGGCTTACTTGCAAATGATTCCTTCAAAGATGATTTCTTTGTTGACTTTGGTGTCTTCATAGAACGACCCTTGAATGATTCAGCGAGTGTTGCATAAACCAACTTGACTTCACGCAAACTACCTGCACGATCAAAGTTTTCAATAACTGTGACCTTTTGTGACTCTGTTAAAGAGTATGAACGGAAAAGTTTGTTTGAGAACAAGAGCTTAGAGTTAAGAAGATTGACTTCGTTTAGCTTTTCACGTAAGAATTGGATGACCGCATAAGCTTCATTGACTTTTTCTTCCATTTCAGCTTTTTCTTCATCTTCACCTTCTTCCATTGCTGGTTCTTCATCTTCGCCTTCTTCCATTTCTGATTCTTCGTCTTCTTCACGAAGAGCACGAAGAATTTCCTTGATGTCAGCTTCTTCTTCATCACCTTCTTCTACTGCTGGCGCTTCTTCTTCCTCTTCTTCAACTAACTGCACAAGCTTTTCTTTCTTGTCTGTTGTGCTGTCATCTGAAGCATACTTGGAAGGTTGCTTGTTATCACCCTTTCCAATTTCTGATGAGTCGAGTTCTTCTTCGAGTTGACGGATGATTTCCATGAGGTCTTCATCAATCTCTTCGTCGTCACCTTCTTCCATTGGTGTCTCTTCGTCGTCACCTTCTTCCATTGGTGTCTCTTCGTCATCACCTTCTTCTACCGGCATTTCTTCTTCGGCTTCTTCCATTGCTGGTTCTTCGTCGTCGCCTTCTTCTACCGGCATTTCTTCGTCATCACCTTCTTCCATCGTTTCTTCACCTTCTTCGCCTTCCATATACCACTCATCTTCACCTTCTGTCATTTCTTCGTCTGACTCGGCTTCTTCTGAGAGTTTTGTTGCGATCATGGATTGAATACGTGGTTGGAAGGCTTCTTCGAGAGCAAGCTTAGCATTGGCAAGTGCCACTTCACGGACTGCCTTTGCATCTGCGATTGCTTCTTTCAGTAAATCTGTCATTGTAGTCTCCAACTAATTTCAGGGTTATTGATAACGCCTATCTAACAGTAAAAATAGTATTGACTCTATATGTATAGAGTATTATACTCATAAATATAAGTAACTAATTTATTTTATCACTTTTTTCTTGTTTGGAACTAATTTTTTTAGTAAAATATTTGATTTTTCTGTATTTTCGTTCTTATCAAATATCGTTCCTGTATCACCGAGTCTGAAAATGTGGGCAACATCTTCCTCGTCATAAATGAATCGTTGTGATGGCTTTGGTTTTTCTACTTCTTTTTCTTCAGGCATTTGGTTGCTCCACTGATACTGTATAGATATTCTTCTTTTTATCGTGTTTCTCTATTCTGAATCGGCATCCTCTTGGTAGTGTTATTTCGGACTCAATACAAAATTCATCTTCCTCACATGGTAACATCAAAACTCGTGAACCACGAGTTAGCTTTATCTCAAAAATTGCAGTCTTACCACGAGTTTGAAGATTTCTATCTGAAAAATCTTCCGCTATGAGTGGGTTTAGTGTTGTAGAAACGAATCCGTTATCAATCCACTCCCCAGCTTCAATAAACTGTTGGAGTATTTCTTTTTTTATACCACGATAAACAACTGTATCATTTTGTAATACAGCACCTGGTGATTTGAAATGTTCGTCCATCAACAAAATGTTATACATCTTATATTTTGTTGGCATTGACGTTTTCGCATCTGGTGTTGATTTGATTACCTTTTCCAATTCGTCCTTCGACCAAGAGATTTTATTACCTTCACGTAAAAAAGAATTTATAGAAAAAGAATCATTGTGATAATATTTTGCAGCTTGTATTGTTTGTTCATCACTTTTATATGTTGAAAGTGCTGCTAATTTTGCAATAGCGATTGATTGAAATCGCTTTGCAGTTTTTCTAATTTGAACCACCGTTTTCTTTGAACCTTCTTTATCACCAACCTCGTCTTGAGTTTTGAGTGTTTGAAGAAGATTATCATATTCACGGAAGAAAGAAGTAAACTCAAATTTTATGAGTTTATTTTTCAAGTCTGGTCTTGTATTTTGTATATCTTGAACAATTTCTTCTTTTTCTTTATCATCAAGATAAATATAAGAACCCAGTTTCTTTTCAAGTTTTTTATGAGGCGGCAGATTTTTTTCATCTTCTTTTTCCTTTTCCTTTTTCTGCTCCTTTTCTTTCTGGTCAATTTTACCAAAAGCAGCTGCAATTGGATCTCCACCAGAATCACCAGCATCTGCTGGTTTTTCTTCTGTTTCCTTCGCGGGTTCTTCTTTTTTCTTTTTTTCTTTTGGTTCTGATTTTTCGTGAACAGATGGGTCAAAACTATCCTTACTTATATAGTAAGACTTCCCACTCTCCTTGTTCTTTACAAGCATCTTATCGGGGTTCTCACTAGCAGGTTTTTCATCCTTTTCAAGTAATATGTTTTTTAGTTTTATCATCTTCACCGAGTTAGTTATTCTTGTTCTCGGTCAAGCTTTCTTTGTCTCTTCCGAGATGCGTTCATTTTATCTTTTTTCTTTTCAGAAGGTTTGATGTATTCAGTCCTTCTCTTATATTCTTCAAGTATTCCACTTTCCTTTACCTTACGTTTGAAAATCTTCAACATAAGGTCAATGTTCATTCCATTTCCTTTGACCTTGACGTGTGCTGTTTTTGGTCTGTTGCTGTAAACTTGATCTGACATAACCTATTTCCTTTTTATTTTTGATTTTTTTCGTTTACCGATTCAGGCGTTTCTTCATCGCCTTTTTCTTTGATTTCATAGTATTTGCCGAGTGTTTCACCAATTTCTTCATAAACCGCTTCGAGTCTTTGTTGAAGTTTTGTTACTTCATTTACTGTCTTTTCAAAGATCTTGAATGATTCATTCATCTTACGAGTATGACGTGAAAGAGTCATTCCATCAAACCAATCACCGGATTCGTCTACGATGTTCTTTGAAGCAAATTCAACAATCTTTTTGATGTTTGAGTAAGCTTCTTTTAGTTTACCTTGACGATAGATTGATTCACCGAACTGATTATACTTGCCGATGAGTTCAACATAAAGTTTCTTTTGTTCCGGTGTCAAGACTCTTTCTGGTGTTTCTTGTTTTTCATCTTCACCTTCACGGAGAAATTTAGTTACAGTTTCTTTTACCATCTTACGAATCTTACTTTTCTTTGTTTCTGTCATTTTTACTGACTCCGCTTTATTTGGAAGACCTTTGTGTTTTGTTCCGGCATATTTTTCAAGTTCTTTTTCTGACATAGAAGCTGCAACTTGTTTTACATTCTTACTTACTTTTGAAGCAGGAACTTCCCCACGTTTGTAGGCAAGAACAAGTCCCATAAATTTCTGTTGTTGTTTACTAACTGCAGGCATCATTTACTCCTATCAAAATATACATTCACATACATCGCCAATTTCACAAATAATCTTTGTGATGTTCTCGTTTATACGTTGAAGTTTAGGGTCAATCTTAGCAATAGTCTTGAGGTCAACACCTTCTTTGATTAGACCTTCACCAACAACTTGACCAGCACCGGCAGGGTACATAAATGCACCATGAGTAGATGGATTTGATACAAAGTCCCAACCAATCAACTCAAAGTCATCTTGGACTTCGACCGTTGTTTCATTTATTTCTTTCACCGAACCCATACCACGGGATGATATACCAAGACGAATTCCAGCTTGTAGAAGGTTCTTTAGAATGTTTCCTGAAGGAGTGGGGAGGATTTCTACTTTACCAACAACATCATCACCGTCCCAATTTACATCAAGAACGTTATGACAAACATTACGAAGATTGATAACAGATGAATCGGGGTGGTCTAACTCACCGAGAGCACGATTTTCTTTGATTTGTGTTTTCTTGTAATTGGCAACTTCACGCATAAGAATCTTTTTTGGATAAACACGTCCATTTTGATTCTTTGCCTCTGCACGTTGAAGAACACCCGATACGATAAGTTTACCACCGTTATCTGATGATTCGTTCAATTGACGTGGGGTTGCTGAAAAAAGTATTGTGTCTACAAGTAAATGTTTCATTATTAGGCACCCAATTCGTTTATTTTCTTACCAATTCTGTTTAGTCTTTCACCGATTTTTACGAGACGACTATGTGATGAACGCCAAAGGGTTCTTTGGTCTACTGCCATTTCTGTCTTTAGACGAAGAGCGTGTCCAACAGCACGTTCTACACGAAGAAGAGATTGGTTCAATTCTTTAATAGAAGTGTTTATCTTTTCACTTGTTGTTTTTGTTTTATCACCACGGTACTCTTTATATGATGCTTCGTGAAGAGCTTTCATTGCCATCTTATAAACAGACTCACTCTTTGTGAAAGAGTTTGCATATTGTTCTTTGGATATTGAATTTCTTCTCTTTTGTTTTGGTACAACTTTATATCCAAATTGTTCTGCATTGTCTTTTGTTTTTGCATCAAAAGATTCTTTGCCTTCTCCATCTTGGGGAGAAAATGCCTTTGGTGTGTCATATCCAGCAACCATGCTAGTGGTACTAGTTTCATTCATTTCATCTCTGAACTTCTTATATGATTCAGATTCTTTTAGGTTTTTTATGAATTTTTCTATGTTCATATTACTTTGCCACTTGATTACGAATTAGTACATAAACCGTTCCACTATCGACCTTTACACTCCTCAAAGAAAAGTCATAAATACGAATACTACCTTGTCCTAGAATACCGAGTGGAATATCACCACCGAGTGAAAGAGACGCCGTACCAACGGAACCAGTCGGAACTATCAAACCACCTACACCAAAATTGGAACCCGTAAATATTGTTGTTCCAGTTGTACATGGTATTACTTTATGAAATTTTCCAGGATGTCCTAGTCTTTCAAACTGACTCAATGTTGGTGCTGGATAATTGTATGGTTGAACTTCTGTTGACATTATTTTATCTCCTTCAAATCATTTACAAGGTCATAGTATCTAAGTAAGGCCGATATATGACTTTCATCAAGATTCTTTATTGTCCCATATTGATTTAGTAAGTCAGAGACTTCTGCCAACTTGATTTTCAAAGTCTTATCTTTTGTTTTCTTTATCTTTTCTTCCAAGAAAATTCGTATCTTTGAAGCTTCACCCTGAACAAATGTCTTCAGGTTATTTGTGTTGCTTACATTGCTGATGTATTCGCGGAGTAAAGATTTTTGGTCTTGTGAAAGTTCGCCATACTTTTTATTGAACTTTTCAACAAGAATTTTATAGGACATAAGACGAATTTCTTTTGGTTCGTCTTTTAGTGATACCGACTCTTCAATAAGTTCTTTCTTGGATTCAGATACCATATTTTCCATAATGGTCATCTTAGAACGAGTAATTTCCACAGGACTATCAAGTTCAGTATATTCAAATATCTTGTA